CTCCAGAATCTCATACACCTTACGAGTGGATGACCACGGGGTAAGGTTGACAGAACGCACACCGAAGACAATGGGACGGCCCTCGATTTCGCGGCTCATCTCTTGTCCTTCCTGCGGCTCGCGTACTTGCAAGCCACAAGTCTCAATCGGAATAAATCGTGTCTGTTTCATATCTCAATCTTGAAAAACTTGTTACTACTTATCCGGCATAACTATGCTTGGGGTTTACTGCCGTTCGCACGCGGTGCTTGCGGCTCTTCTGAATCTCTCTTTCGAGGGCTTCAATTTCCTCTCGTGTCGGGTTTGGTGTCATATTCATTGTCTTTTGCCGTTTTTAATTTGGCTTTTGCCATTTTCAAAATGGCTTTTGCCGATTTATTTTTGGCACGTGCCAGTTTTCGGTCGCCACGTGGCAGATTTTATTTGCCACGTCGCAGTTTCGAGATTGTCACGTGACGATGTTTTTCTCACTTCTCGCCCTCGCCCTCCTTGGCGGGTTCTGCCACGGTGTAGTTGCCCGGCTTCAGCGTGGTTGCTGCCTCGCTCTTCGCAATCAGCGCGTCGAGCGTCATGAGGTTGGCCGAAGCCAGTGGCGTGCCACCGTTCTCCACGGCTGGCATGTCGTGCTCCTGACGAATCTCGTTCGGGGTCTTCGTGCCGTTCTGCAACAGCAACTGATCCACCTTCGCCTGCCGTTCGGGGTCCATAGCCAGCAGCGGCTTTTCGCAGATGTGGATTCGGCGCACGCCGTAGTCCTTAAAGCCGATGAGCTTGCGGGCTATCTCCTTTTCGTTGCCGTTCTTCTGCGGCAGGATGGTACGTGTGTGAAACTCCATCGTGGCGTTCTGATAGTCGTTGTAGTGGCTGTTGGTGTCGAGCATAACCAACGGGCGCGGTGTGCCAAAAAACCTTGCCGCGTCGTCGTTCGTGCCGCCCAGCTGCTCGAACATCTGCATGTCCTGACTGGTCATTGAGAGGTTCTGGAACTGTTCAAGGCCGTGCATTGATACGATGTCCTGACCTGTGTAGAACATACGCTGCATGTCCTGTGCGGTCTTCTGCACCTCGCCCTGGTTCAACAGTCCGAAGGCCAGTGTGCCTTGTCCTTGTGTGGGCTGCTTCTCACTGATGATACCCTTGATGCGACCGCCTTTTGCGGCTGTCTCTAAGGACTGCTGCTTGATGGTGCGGTTCAGTGCCAGCGTCTCGTTGGCGTACTGAAGCGTCGGAATACCCCAGCCGTTGGGATAGCGGAAGGTGTTCGGGAAGTGCATCACCTCGGAGGCTGGCACGTTGGTATTCGTCTCGTAGCCATGATCAGTGAGATACACGATGCTGGCGTAGGTGGCGTTGTTGATGTTATAGCCGCATTCCTTCACGAGCCACAACTGAGCGGGGAACCCGAACTCGTCGCGCTCGATGTAGACGAAGGCATTGCCGTAGAGCAGGCGGTTAATCTCCACCAGCCGCCACATGTCGGCAGCGGTCATAATCGGGTTCGGCTCTTCCTGCAACAGATAGTTGATGCGCTTGCCCAGTCCGCGCATGTCGGGCGTGAAGTTGCCGCCCTCGAAGTCTTTCTTCTGGTATTGCACAGGCATCACCGACATGACATCGGAGCGCAGGCGCACGGCCTGATAGACTACAGCCACGAGCAACGCCTGCTGCGGCGACCGCGTGTAGGCTATGCGCTCCATGTAGTCGGCACCCTGCGGCTTCTGCGGTTCTGGCGGCATGGTGCTCGAAGGAACACCCGGCACGGGCTGTGCCTCGCGCTTCTGCCTGAATCGGAATAAATTCGCAAAAATATTATCCATAACTATTTGCTTTTTCTATTCGTAGATTTCTTGCCCTTGGGTTTACTGGTCTTTTTTGGCGTAGGAGTCCCTTGTGCCTCGTCAAACGATGGCGGTTCTACAACGCCAAGAATGGCTTCCTTTTCGGGCGTCCGCTGATTGATACTGAAGAAGTATTCGACATTCTGCTTTCGCAGGTTGTCGCTATTCACCTGTCCTGATGGGATGCCACGCTTCAGCTTGACAGTCACCCATTCCTCGGCTGACTTCGTGTCGTAGTGATCAATGCGGGCCACGTTATGAATGACATGGTTCTGTAATGGCTCTTGCGGAACGGATATGCCGTGGACGTTCACCACCAGCAGCTTTGGCGCATTGGGACAATGAGGGTCTTTGAACTGAATACCCTCTATGCCGGTACGCACGAACGACTTCACGTGTCGGTTGATGTGGAACTGTTCGTCTGTACCCTCGGTAAAGCGTTCCTTTACGGGATTATCCTCATAGTGCAACTGTCCGCTATCAGTCATCGTGCGCCAGTTCATCACCAGCACGTCGGCAAAGTCGAAGCCTCGTAGCAGGTCGTGGACGCTGCGCCCGTCCTGGATCTCCACGAATTCGTCGAAATCGAAGAAACCTATCCAGGCATATTCCTCGTTGTGGTGGTTATAGCAGTCCTCATAGGCTGTGCGCTGAATGTTGCCGGTAGAGTCAGGACAGAAAGGAATGATCTCAACAAGACCGGCTTCAATATAAGGCTGCAACACATCAGCGAATTTTTCATCATCCTCAACGCGGTTGTTGTCATAGATGAATATCTTGTCAACACCCAGATTGTTGTAGTGCTCTACCCACTCGACGGCATAGCGGTTTTCGAGCCGTCCGATGGCACAGACGGCCACCTTGCACGGCTCTCGCGTTTCTTCGATGTGCTTGAAGAATCTGTCGGTCGTTTCCTTGATTCGCTCCTCATTGGGGAAGATGTGGCGGTTTGCCTCAATCCATTGGCGGTGTGCCGTCTCGTCGTTCTTCTGCCACGATGCCGAGCCGTAATGCACCACATACGGGCGGATGTCCTCATGCAAGCCTTTAAGGTGCGGACGCTTCGCCAGAATATCTTCGAGCATCACGGCACCCGTGTCATACCAGTTGTTGCGGTTCTGTCGGCCACCAAGCAGCAGTCCGTAGGTGCGTGTCGGGTCGTAGTACCGTGCGCCGTGCTTCGTTAGCAGTGGCACGTTCATATAGCACAGCATCGGCAACACTCGCCCGATGTTGAACGGGTTGTGCGGCTGTGCCTTCTGAGCATAGCCGACAAACGAATATTCTGGTCTCCAGAACCCTGCAATCGGCTTGGTGATCAGGATGTCGCTCTCCATCAGCACAAAGCCCGTCGGTATCAGTTCCCACAACTTTTGCACCGTCATCATGTGTTTAGCACTTCCAAACTCGCAGCCCTTGGCACAACCGATACTTCGGTCGCGCTCAGGGAATTTTGCCAGTTCCGCGTCGAAGTCAATCACCTGCCCCTGCGTGTTGTCGATGACCGTCACACCGCTTGCATCACCAAACGGCTTGCTGTCGGAATTGTCAAACACCACAATGCGCAGCCGGTCTTCCACTCCGCCATTGTAAATCAGCGAGCCGATACATGCCCGCGTCAGCTCCGGCGTATTGTAGTGTATAATCGCCACCACAAACTCGCCCTCTCCGAATCTCATTGGTCTTACTCTCTTTTCTGTCATAGTTCCTATATTTTTTTATCATTACCCTTCATGCCTTGCGGCCACGAGGTTGCCGCTGGAGGTACGGATGTAGTGGCTGTCACTGGTCACCAGCAGACGAATGTCTGTCAGCATGTTGTTTTTGCCCGTCAGTTGTACACTGTAGGTGCTTTCCTCTTCGTTGGTGGCTTGAATCTGCACATCGGAGATAATGGCATCACCTGCCAACAGCTGACTGCCAAGTTCACTGTTCTGTTCACCCGATGCCGTCGCCAACTCCACGCGCACCGTCTGACCGATGCGATCCATCAGCGTTGATGGGTCGTTACGGTTTGGGTCAATCGTCACCACGCCGTTGGCACTAACCGACCACGACAGCTTCAGCGCAAGGTTCTGCGCGAAGTCGTCGGTATCATCCTTCGTGGAAATCTGCTTTACCGCCAGACTCAGACTCAGCTGGCACTGCTGAGCGGCTGCGATCACCACGTTGTTCAGGAACACACGTAAATTCTGACCTTTAATCGTTGCCATAATTCTTTCGTTTTGGATTAGTACAATAACCGCCCGACTATCTGGCATGTCCGTCCGATAATCAGGCGATTCGTTGCTGTGGGTTTACTTCTTGCGGGTTGACGATTTCTTACCATCCGTCTGTTCTGACTGAGGATTCAAGGCTTCCTCATAGGGTGTCCAGTCGATGCCGTCTTTCTCGGCCCAGCCTGCGGCCAGTATCGCATTGATATAGGCCACTGCCTGGAGGTAGAAAGATGTCAGTTCTTCTGCGGTGGTGAACTCATGATAGATGGGAGTCTCGTCGGCCTGCTCGCCAAGTTTGAAGGTGACTGGCAGAATAGCCTCTGGCATAGCGGCTGCGATGCGCTGCGCCTCGCTGAAGTTGCGCTGGTTCTCCTCACTGAGCCACACGTTAATGGGCTCACCGCCTTCTGGAGTCCACACAAAGCCGCTGATGATCTTTTCATCGGTGCGGGCATTGATGTCGGCAATAATGGCCTTCTTTGCAGCGTCGAAACTCGGCTTGCCCTGCTTTTTGTAGAACACCACCTCGAACCACTCGGCCTTGCCGTCGCCGAGTTCCTTCATTCCATAACTGATTACCACTCTCGAAGCGTCCTCAACCACTGGCTGATAGTCGCTCACATTTCCTGAATACTTATTGTTCATAATCTTGCGAATTAAAAAATTTTATGTCTATACCTATCGCAAGATTATGCGCTTGGGGTTTACCGATGATTTAAGGTATAGGTTGTCATGTCGTCGCTGAAGTAGCCGTGCTTCAGGAACCTATCGACATGGAATAGTTTACGGCGTAACCTCCAAGAATCAAAATGCGCCATCACGCCTATCATGGCATTCACGCTTCTGAACAACTGCCAACGGTCATTCTTTGGGAGTCTTCGGATGCTGGCTTTGAGACGGCCAACAGCCGCGTGACTCATATATGTTCGATATGGCTTCACAAATCCACCAAGGAACTCGACTCCAAAACGAGCCTCATGTATCTGCGTCTTTCCGCGATGGATTTCCAAGTGCAACCGTTCACGCAGGAACATGTCAATTGGATCAATCAGCGACAGCAGCCATTCCTTATCGCACGACACAATATAAGCGTCATCCACGTAGCGGCCATAATGCCGACAGCCCAATACTCGCTTGCAATATTGGTCGAACTCGTTGAGATAGACATTGCTCAGCAGTTGACTCGTGAGATTACCAATCGGCAATCCGCAACCTTCAGGCGTATGAAAGAGCGACTTATTCTTGTCGAGCCCGTCCCAGTCTGATATATTGCCTGCTATCTTGCACGACTGCTTCGGATCAAGCAACACAATCTGTTCTGTCAGCCAACAGATAAAGTCAATATCAAGAATGTCGGCAAATGTCTCGTCACCGCCGCTTGATACGCGACGGCCTGACAGCTTACGGATGGAACCGATGGCGATATTTAACAGAATCCTACGGTCGATGTGCATGAAGTAGCCGCGAATGTCGAGCGACATCACCCAGCACCGACGCTGATAGTTATGGCTTTCGCTCAGGATGTGATGCTTTAGCCGTTCAATGCCGTAATGAGTGCCACGGCCTTTGATGCACGAATAAGAGTCCTGGATGAAAGTTCGCTCAAATAGTGCATGGGTGTAGTTATAGTATAGATGATGAACCACACGGTCTCGGAACTGCGCAGCGAAGACCTCCCGTTTCTTGGGTCTTTCAACAATAAAGCAACTGGAGGGTTCTGGCTCATACCGTCGTTCGTATAGCGCATCGCATATCTCTTGCAGGTTTTCGTCTAACCGTCGCTCAAATACCCGCACATAGTGCTTCTGCGATTTGTGACGCTTGGCCATGTGATAGGCTGCGTAGAGATCGAGCTTCAGCGCATCGCGTGTCAGGGTGTATGCCATGATGTCCTCTTTATGTTGTCCTCAACGTGATTCCTCTCTATGTCGCTGCGTTGTTTCAGGGGAGTGCTGAACCGCCCGCACAGTAAAACCATAGCGCCGGTTGTTGTTGTTCGCCGGATTAACGTTTGAGCTATTGAAGTTCAAGTTGTAGGCATTAGAAGCCGAGTTGAACGATGATGACCAATAGTTGCCGTTCGTCCCGCGATTGTTGAGCGTCGTACCATTGTAGTTGCCCGAGGCGGGGAAGAAAAATCCGTCAACACGGTTATCGCCTGTAACGACCAACCGACAGAAACCGTGATCATTGGAAGCCGTCGGATGTCTTATAGTTGTTCTTTCCTGTGTGCCTTGCGGCCCACGGGACGGATAACCTATGAATTCGCCTGAATCGCCCGAAAATTTGCGAAACGGGAGGTCTGTGTCACTAAGTCAAAAAAAATATCAAAGCAGCTCTGCTGCCTTTTCCTTCAGATAACTGATAAACTCGGTGTTCTCTTCCTGCGTCCGCTTTTCGAGCGGGTAGGCCACAATCTCCGCAATAATCTGAAACAGGCCAGTGTGTTTCTGAACCACGTCGCCTTCCTTCTTGCTGCCTGCTTTCTTGACTTCTGGTTGTGCCTTCTTCCATTTTACAAACTCTGCCTCGATCTGCTCGAATGTTTCGTCACCAGTCAGGTTTAATTCGATACAGATTTCAAGTGCGTCGCCACCTTCCATCTCTCGGACCGAAGTGTACTCAGGAATGAACTTCGACAGGCTCTCAACTGGAAATCCGATGAGAACATATTCGTTGTTCTTCGTTTTATAACGTGGTGCTGAAAGCAGTTTTGAATCACCGCGCTGCTTCTGGAATGCTTCGGTGCAGACGACGGTCTTGATGAGCCATGCCGACCATTCGTAGGCATGATAGAAAGTGCCGTCTTTGTGTAGTATGATTTTATTCCATGAGTCAGCATCCTGACGCTGCGCCTCGTAAGCCAAGGCAGGTGTAATTTGCATAATGGTTTTGCGTTAAGTGAATATACTAAGTTTATTGAACACATCTTTGCCATACTTCCGATTTCCCCGTTTGGGCTTTTGTTCGTCGCGCTTGTGGCGCGACAAGCCCAAACAGGTAAATCGGGTGCAGGCGAATTACTGAACCGCCCGCACAGTAAAACCATAGCGCCGGCCGATGCTGTTCGCCGGATTAACGCCTGAGCTACTGAAGTTCAAGTTGTAGGCACTAGAAGCCGAGTAGAACGATGATGACCAATAGCTGCCGTTCGTCCCGCGATTGTAGAGCGTCGTACCATTGTAGTAGCCCGAGGCGGGGAAGAAAATAGAGTTGCCGTTGATGCGCGATGTAAAGCGACGGCCTGCCACGCCATCCTCGTCGGTCCACTCAGAATCACAGTTGCTGTTAAGCTCCTGGAACTCGCCGACGGTCGGCAGACGGCATGGAGAACCCATGTTGTGACGCGCCATGTCGTAGGTGTTGTTGGTCGGGATGTTACCTGTCAGCGCGGCACCATCGGTCTGAGCATACACGGCATCGCTAAAGTCGTAGCCGCTGCCTTCTGCGTGTCCCGTCACGTTACCCCATGAGAAATAGAGGCCGTGCTCGTAAGGAGTCGATGCACCCACGTTGTGCTCACACCACAGCAGGCCGCTCGGCAATGCGAGATCGACAAAGCCCGTAGGAGCCGCAGCCGTCTGACTGAGAATACCGATGACGTTGAACTGCGTGCCGTCGTAATACATCACGAGGATGGTGTTAGCATGTACCTTACCCATCGGCATCGCGTTGCCGTAGAGCTTGATAGCCTTGGCCGCTGAACCGTTCACGCTGAGTGTCGGCGAAGATGCGGTAAAGGCATTCTGGAAGAGGACGGCGATGGTGCCGCCAGGGGTCAAAACAGTGTTGGTGATGCTCACCGTCTTGGCTGCTGTTGCGCCAGCGGTAGAACAAACGCCGTAACCAGAGCCGAGGGTGGCCATGTCGCCCGTCTGTGCGAGGGGCTGAATCTTGTTGAGGATTGCCTGTAGTTGGGCATCGCTCTGTGTAATGTCAAAAACTCCGTATGCCATAATTTTATGAATTTAATTTGTTAAACATTAATTTCCTATCTCTGTATTGTTTGGCGTTTCGCCACTAATCGATCCGTCGCTTATGTCATTGTTCGATGGCGGATTAACAATGGCTACTTTCTGATTAGCCATTTCCATAGCTGTAATCTGAAGCTCATTAGTCTGATAATCCTCGTTGAATGACTGTATCTGATACCATCTGCCTTGATACTGAATCAGACACCAGCGGTCAATGTCGGCATTGTAACGCATACGGAACATCACTGTGTCGTAGGCATCCACGGCACCCTCGCGCAGCGATTTCATGCCTTTGTCGAATTTTTCCGATGCCCAGAATTCACCAAGCAGGGTGTACTTTTGACCGCTAGAAGACCGTCCGAAGTCTCCACCAGTAGAGTCCACACGCTTGGCCACTTTGATGCGCTTGTTCATCATGCCTGTACTGTATGCCATAATAGTATCTTTTTATGTTGTTGGATGGCAACGGATGATGTTGCCGTTAATCGTGCGTATCTGATCGTTGTCGCTGGTTACAATGACCCGCATGCCTGTTGGCTGCATCACCACGACTTGCACCTTCATCGCATTGTCAAGACTTCGCAGGATATTCCCGTCTGATGTTCGTATCTGATTTCCACTACTCGTCTCGATGATGTTATGAATGGCTCCGTCGGTGACGAAAAATGTGACGATCTGCTGTCTGTCAAATCCGAGGTTATCAGTATCGCTTGTCACGGTCACGGTACCATTGCCCTGACCGGTGTAGGTCAGGACAATGTTGCCGGGTCCGTCGTTCCAAGGAATGCTGATGCTTGCCATAGTTACTCGATGCTCCAGTTAGTGTTCGAAGTAACGCTGAACGATGCACTCGTGCCTTCTGTGTAGGCATTCCAGTCGAGCGAAGCACTTGCGGGAGATACCTGAAGCACTGGATCGCCCTCAGCCTGCGTGATGGTACATGATGCCGTGTGGCCGGCGTGATCGGTCACCGTCAACTGAGCCGTGCGCGTCGAGATGGTCGGGTTGGCACCGATGTTAGCGAACTGAATCGAGAAGGGGAACTCGGCACTCGCACCTGGGTCGCCGCTGATAGCATCGCCATTGTTCACGGTCAGGCCGTTGGCGTTGTAGGTCGATGGCAGTGTCAGCTCCAGCGTGGCACCGCTACCGAGCGAGAAGGTGAGCTGCGACGAGTTTGTGGTGCCCTCGATGGTGAGGGTGGTCACACCGTCCTTGCTCACGGCTGCTGCACTCTGAATGTTCACAAACTCGGGTTTGCCCGCCTGGGTGACGGTGCGCACCACGTCTTCACAGTTGGGGGCCTTGAACGTCATTTGCGTCTGACGGGCCGAGCGACCTGTGTTGTCGCTGCCAGCGGTCACATTTACGGTATCGTTACCGCTGCCTGATGTCTTGCTCGGGACGAGCCATGCTGCATAACTCATAATCTTTCCGTTTTATTTGATATTCCAATTCGTATTCGATTCGATGGTGTAGTCAACACCATACTGCGGCACGAGCCATACCAGCGTCTGCGGCTCGACTGGCTTCACGCGCAGGTACTTTATCAGACTGACGGCATCTGTCGGCCTTGCGCTGACAGCCACACCAGATGGCAATGCCCACGCCCTGACAGCCATGCCGCCTACTACGTGAGCCGATGCCCGAAGGCTTCCCGTTACCAGTCTTGCCGATCCTTTCATCCGATGATCTTAATATGTGGGTTAATATTCACGACCTGCTTGCGCGTTCCACTCTGATAGTCGGTGTCGGGTATCAGTACAGTCAACTTCAGCATCAGCAGTCCGACACCGAGTTCTGTGCTATCTACCATCACCACGTAACTCTCGCCGCCTTCTATCGAGATACAGTCAGCCTTGGTGAAGTCGATGTCGGTATTCTTTGCGTCGGCATTGATCACCTTGCCGCTGAAGTCCACGTCAGCAAGTTTTAGTCCGTCGGGCAGCTCTGCCGTGAACTCTATCTTCACGTCGCTACCGAGTGTCACGGCTTGCATCTCGTCGGCACCCTCTGGCGATGCCAGTCGCATGTATGGCTTCACCAATATATCGAAGGTGTAAGGCACCAAGGAGATGTTCGTCACGCTGACAGGCGAGCGGTACTGGTAACTCGTATCGACGAGCATCAGCGATGCTTGCACCAGCATCACCGGCATACGGCCATAGCACTCGATGATGTCCTGATAGGGACGATTGAGATAGTTCAGCAGCGTCTCTTCTGCCGATTCGCCGTAACTTTCCAGCAGCGTGTCCTCTGCCGTGAATCTTGGCTCGATGCGCAACTGCGCTTTGATCTGATTAAGTGTCAACCACTTCATATTGATTTTTCTTTTTGTCCTTTGCATATCCGACAAAAAGCCGTTGTGGGTTTACTTATGTTTTTCATTATGTTATTAATGGCACAAAAAAAGGCTCACCACTGTGAGCCGAATGATTAATTAATAACCAAACAAAACCATAATTCATTATGAACTTATAAAACAAATATTCAAATTTTCTTGTATTCTTCTTTTGCATCGAAGCAGGGGCAGTCCTTGCCTGGGTCGAAGTCGTGGTGTCCGTAGATTTTTGCTTGTGGGTAGAGTTTGCGTAAGTCCATCAGCAGAGATAAAAACGCGGCTTTTTGCGCCAACGTCCGCGTGTCTTTGCTCTTCTGGAGTGAATAGGGAATACCTGGCTTATTCTCCACGCCACCGACGTAGGCGATACCTATCGAGTAGGTGTTATGACCGCCTTTCATGCAGTGGGCTCCAATCAGGTCCACGTCGCGCCCTGGTTCAACATGACCATTTCTGTATAAGACGTAATGATAGCCAATGTCACTCCATCCCTGCTTTTTGTGGTCGGCACGAATCTGCTCGACAGTGTATTCTCTGCCTTCAGGCGTAGCCGTACAATGGATGATAATTTCCTTGATGGTGCGCTTCGACTTCTTCAGGCGTTGCGGAATCAGGAGCGCAAGCGTCGCGGAGCCTACGATGCCATCAGCCACAAGACCCTTCTCACGCTGAAAAGCCTCGACAGCGGCTTTGGTGTTTTGTCCGTAGATGCCATCGGCTATCAGATGGAGAGCCTTCTGAATCTGGCGCACTACCTCGCCACGGCTTCCGAGTTTATATAGTTCCATGTGATTAATCTTCGTTAATAGGTTCGATATCGTGTTGCTTAGTCTCAGGCCGTATGGTCTTCTCAATTTCCTCGCATTCCGCAATGGTCACGCGGACGCGCTTTTTGCACTTGAGGTCGCCACACTGAAAAGGGCGCATAGTCGCGATCTGATTGCCCATGCGGGCGATTTTCCTGTCTTGATCGTCCATACGGTTATTGGTCTGCTCGCGCTCCTTTTCGTAATCCTTGCGCATCTGCCGCATCTCGTTCTCAAACTTCTCTGCGAGGTCGCGGTAGTTGTCGCGGCTCTCCTTATAGTGGTCGCGCTCAGCACGCAGTTCATCATTCTGACGCTTGCGGTCTTCACGATCCTCGGCCAAATCCTTTGCCAACTGCTGATAGTAGTCCTGTTTCTCTTTGTCGGCTTCAATCTCAGCTTTGCGAGCTTCAGCTTCTTTCAATTTGGCTTCTGCCTCTGATAGTTTTGCCTCGGCCTCTTTCTGACGCTTCATCTGTCGCCAGAATAGGAATCCACCTACGCCAGTACCACCGACAATGAGGGTAATCAGCGAGATAATTGCTTCGAGAGTGATCTCCATTGCCTATGTCAGTTTCTTGAAATATTCGACTAACTTTGGCCACGCCATATATCCGACAGCCACAACTCCAATGGACACTGGCCATGATCCAGAGTATATGGAACAACCGACACCACCGATCACGCCAAGAAAAAACAGGCAGATCATAAAAAAGTAAAATGCTTCTTTCATTTTCTTCGTTTTTTAATTAAACTTTCTACACTAACCGAAGAAAACATTGTCATGGGTTTACCATAGTATAAAAAAAATCCCGACGACCAAGTAATAAAGGTAATACAAACGCTATATGCAGATGAAAGCAATCGGTCGTCGGGATGAATTAGAGAAAAGGGACGGCCTTCACAGGCGGTCATGGCGCATCACTGCGCCGTATATCTGCCTGGGCCGTCGTCGTGAGTTCCGTCGAGACTCAGTTGATATTCGAGTATGCGAGCACCGCCATCGTTGCTCATGGTGATTGTTGCAATTCGTGCATCAGTAACGGCTGGAAGTACGAGCTCGTAGGCGATTCCTGCCTCCCATACGCCTGTAGTCTTGCCATCTACGGTCTTCACACCACCACCTTCAATCTTGAAGTTAACGCGCTCATCAACGGTGATAGTTGGGTGACGCTCTTTGTTGCACTCCTTATTGCACTTGTGATAGAGCGACGGATCGCCTGGATCGACATGGCATGAACCATAACCACCACAGATATAGCCCAGCATGATGTTCACCTTCGGTTCTTCCTGGGATGGTTCTTGTGTCGAACCAGAAGAACCATCCCCATTGATCAGTTGTTTGTATTCGGCTTTCGCATCTTCTACCAACTTGTGTAGATTGACGTTCTTACAGGCGCGGAGTATCGGCATGAAAAGAATGCCGCAGAGCAGGCCAATGGTGGTGTCGCTCAGATGATGATAGCGAGTAAGGCAGCGAGACAGACGGAACCAACCCATCGCCTGCATCAGGCGGTCAGTGCGCAACGGCATCACCTCGATAAGCGACAGCGTGACACCAATGATCAGTGTGGAGTGGCCTGACGGGTAGCTGTTGGCGTATAACTGCCCTTGATAATAAGTAACGTAATTGCCGACATGAGTACCATCATCAAATACATAGTCGCCACTCTTGTCGTATGCGCCAGTAGAATGTCCGTCGCCATTCTCGATGGGTTCGTTGACCAGAGCGCGGCATATTGGTTCATTGGCTGGTGACGGATCGCTCTCGCCCTGGCCAGGACGACGGCGACCATACTCGGCGTTAAGCAGTGGCTTACGGCTGTTTGAACACGTCATACCGACAGCATCGGCCAATGCTGCAATGGCACCTTTGTCGGAAATCTTAATACCGATGGTCGTCTCACCAAAGACGGGCGAGAAGGTCATTTCTCCGTATTTTGGATCGACGACGGTACGATTGTCGCCAAACAGATGTTGCACTCTGTATTCCTTGTTGGCAATGGCCTGAATGGTTCGCTGGCGACGCGCACCCTCAGAGGAATCCAGTGAATAAGCTCCAGCAACAAATTCATCAACAAACTGATCTTCGTAGAGATTACCGTTCCAAGTCTTCTCGCCTGCGGGTATCTCCTTGCGGTTTTTGTAGGCATCAAGATAAGGCCCTGGGGCTGGTGGCATGTATTCTGTTAGGTCAAGCCATAGTTCACTGATGTCGTTTTTATACTCGATTGGCTTGGTACCAAGTTCCTGGCGCATCGCATCCACGTCTTGTTGGTTATGCTTCTGCGCAGCAATAATCGCTGCCATGATGCGGGCATAACTCGGATCGGAATAGAACAGCCAACCATAAAGCGGTTGAGTCTTGTTATCGCATGTGTAATTGAGAGCCAAACGTGCCAGTTTGTTGCGATTCTCAGGCATCACTTCTGCAAGTACCTGATAGAACAGCATCGCACACATCTGTTCAAGCACCAATGGATTGTCGTTGTCACCTTCAGTGCTGATGATCTGCTGGAAGTTTTCAGGTACATAGATATGGTCTGACGCTTTGACTCCGGCAGTGGCTTGCGCGTAGCACTCATCCCACATAGAGAATAGCACCGCATGGGTTTTCGGATTTTGGTCAATATCGACTACCTCACGGAAATAATCGGCCACTCCATTGAATATGTCCTGAAGGCGGTTGGTGTCTTCGTCCTGTTCTGCTTCAGACAATTCCCATTTGTCCTCATCTGTGAAGGGAAGGTAAAGCGGTGGCGCACCAGCAAGAAGATAGCCGTTAGGCTTAATATCCATCACTGTTTCAACGCTCACGCCGTCCGTGATCCTGTCGCCTACCTTGAACTTTGGCTCAATGGATTCATGAGGTAGTTGCTGTGTCGCGTTTCCGTCCGTCGGTGACAGAACCGCTGGATCACCATTCATCGGCTCAGTCGGTTTCGTCTGGGACGGTTCTTGTGTCGATACAGAAGAACCGTCCCCATGATCGACATCCATAGTCGGTTTATCTTCCTCACCATGCGCTGACCGAATCAGCACCCAACAAGCGATGGCAATGACGGGCATCACCAAAGCGAAAATAATTACAATCGTTGTTACCATATACTGTTGTTTTTAGGTTTTATTTCGGCCAAAGGCGATACTGCGCCCCTATACCTACTACAATATCAGCCTTTCGGTTTACTACTCCATATCCTGCACCGACTTGAATGCCAACGCTTACCCTTGGTGCGGATTTGATGATCGTCTTGGTGATGGTGTTTGTCACTGTCGGAATGCGAAGGTCTATACTATCCAAGGCAGGCTCGTAACCTGAAACCCACGCAGTATAGAGGCTGTCGTCATATCGCTTCTGCTGAATCGGCACAGGCACGTCGATAGAGTCGCGGATGGTATCGCGCAACGTGTCGCATTTGCCAGGCACAGGAATACGCAGATATACCACGCGACCGGTGTTAATTGTTTCAGCCGGCAAAGGTTCCCGAATAATACTATCCCGCCACACCGTGTCATGCTCCACCCTCGTTTCCACTTCAGGCT